TCAACATAAAACTTAACAACTTTACCGCCACACTTGGTAGCAATGCAATGAGCTGACTGCTCATTCTAACTTTTTCATTTTCCATAAATCTTCTGTGTTAATTAATTAGTTTAATAGATAATGGCAGTTTTTGAAGAGATACTGCCAAACTCTGCACACTAAGTTATAAAATACATCAGATGTAAATGAGGTAGGTTAAACAGTTTACCACCTCGTTCACATTGCAAAGATATTAAAAATTTATTAAAAAAACAAGGAAATCAACAAATATTTTTTCACATTTGTTAACTTTTTCAACAAACACAATATTTATATATGAAATATTTGGAATTGTCATTTATTTTGTATATATTTGCAATTAGAGATAAGCAACGTCTAGCTAACGATGCTTTTAAATGGGGGTAGGGTTTCAGCAAGACCTTTATTATCCCTACCCCTAAATTTTTAAAAAGGTCTTGAAGCTGAAAATAATATAATAAAGGAAAAACACATGATTAATTTGAAGTTTTTAAACAAAGCCGTTGAGCTTACAGATGGTAATGAGTTCAGAGTGCTCTATACCATTGCAAACACAATCTCATTGAAGAAAGAAGGAAGAACTAGAATCTATAGGGAAATGCTTTCAGATATGCTTGGACTGTCTACAAAACAAATCACAAGACTAACGAACTCATTGGAAGATAAGGGACTTTTAAGGAAAGATTTAATCTCAAATGGAGACAAAACTGTCTGTTATTATAGCCTTAACTTGGACATAATTGACCAGAAAAGTACCTCAAATCGAGACAAAAATGTCCCTCTTAATAATAGTAAAAAAGAGTTAATAAAAGAAAAAAGAGTAAATAATAGGAATAAAAGTGAAAAAGAGGAAAAGGTTGATGTAAAAATGAAGTTTAAAACAGAATGTAATGTAGACTTTGAAGAAGCATTAAAAAGTACTGAAGAGAATAGAACAGTTTCAAATGACTTTTTTAATGACTTCAAGAACAAAGTAGATTCAAACCTTGTTGGAGATAATGATAATGAACTGTTGGATAGGAAAGCTGAAATAATAAGAAAGCTTGAGCCAATGAGGATTGAAATTGGCTCAAGCACATACCAGAGATGTAAAAGTTATCTCAATAGAAAGTATCAAGAAGCTACCGCTTCAATTGTCTAACTTTAACTTAAGAACAAATGAAACCAATGTTGACAATGAACTATCAAGACCTTCAATACTAGTATGGTAAAAAGAAAAAGAAGGAAAAAAAACAAAAGACTTTAACCAATGAGAACTATAAACTAGGGAAAGACTTCTTTAACGCTTCAACTTGGGAAGAGTATGAGAATTGGTGCAAAGAGAAAAAACGTCAAGAAAAGGCTCAGAATCGTTCCAAAAAGAAGAAAGGTAAATCTACCAAGGCAAAGGCTGAAAAACTCATCAAAACGTCAAGAAACAACGTTAAACAGAAACCAATGACTTATGAGGAGCAGTTGAAAGACCCAAGATGGCTAAAGAAGAGAAAAGAAGTACTTGACACCAAGGGCTATGCTTGCGCAATATGTGGAAAAAAGTTTGACCTTCAAGTGCATCACTTGGAATACAAAAGTGGGAAAATGGCTTGGGAGTATCCAATGTCAAACTTTGTGGTACTGTGTAGGAAACACCACAAAGAAATCCACAATCTCAACTAACTTTCTACCTCTAGGATTTGGAATTCTCAACTTTTTTTGATATATTTGCACTAAGAGACCAATAACTATTTAAAACTTTTCTTGATTATGTTATATTTATAATATAAAGAAAGGATAATTATTATGAACAAATCAGGAAAACACCAAAGAACAGTGTACGTATACACAAAAGACCTAAACCTAATAACAACATACCCTTCAACGGCATCAGCAGCTAGAGAACTAAATCTATCTCAAGGAAACATTGTTCTATGCTGTCAAGGCGTTCTAAAGAGCTACAAGGGAATGTACTTCAGTTATACGCCATTACTCACCAACGAAGATGTTGAAAAGCTCTATGAAGAAGGAGAGGAAAAGAGAAAGAAAAGAGGCATGCAAATGAACTTGATAGTTTCAAAGTACCGCAAGAACAATAAGGAAAAAGCAAATGCAATAAGCCTACGTTACTTTTATAATCACAGAGACAAGATGCTAGCTTACCAAAAGGAAAGGTACTATCTCAAAAAGTATGGCATGACAGAACTAGATTATAAACGGATAAAGAATGAAAGAACACAAGACAACTGAAGAACAAAGAGAACGTATGCTGGCCTACTACTATTCGCATAGGCAACAAATACTTGAGCAGAAACGAAAAGAAAGGGCAAAAGAAAGAGAACATAAAAAGGAAGAAAAGCAAAGACTTAAACAGCATCAATATAATTCAAGATTAATCCAGATGTATGAGTCTTGGAATCTGTACATTCTTGAGAGACTACAATCACCAAAGAAACTACCAAAATGGATGAAACACTTCATGATACTTCAAGTCATACAAAATAACGACAGAATAAACGAAATGGAAACAAATAAAACAATTAAAACCAATATGAACAAATGAGACCCCCAAGAAGCTGTTATCTTTACAAAAATGGAGAATACATAAAACACTTTGATATGCTTGTGAAAGCATCAAATTATACCAATGAATCAGTTCCAATTATCAGAAGGTCACTGGAACTTAAGAAACCAACAAAAAGAGGCTACCTCTACACAGATAACCAACTTACACAAAAGGAAATAGAGGAAATATATGCACATGTTACACCAAGAAAAAAATGTAACGTAGAGCAAAAGGCAAAACAAAACCACCCCTCTGAAGACCTTGGTTTCTATATACCAACATCAAAGGAAGAAAAGAAACTACTTCTAAAACAGTACATATCAGCCAATCTAGCCAAAAAATGGCTTCAAATGCCCATGAAACAAGCTAACATGGAACGAAGATTCTTAAGGAATCTAGTAGATAGCATATAAACGAAAATAACACAGAGGAAAATCGATATGAACAGTGAATACCAACTATTTCAACCAAAACGAGAAAAATGATTTGCAGCTATTATATGAATTCAGTGACGATTATAAACTATTCGATTCAATAACTCCAACAAAGGAAAAAGCCCAGTATGATGCAGTGGCAATAAGGGGGAAAAGGAAATTTGCCGTAGAACTAAAGAAAAGATACATCACCTTAACCAAGTATAAGACAATCATGATTGAAGATTACAAATACTTGGAACTAATGCTAGAAGCAAAATACAATAACCTAGAGCCATTATACATCAACTTCCTTTATGATGCAGTGGTCATATTCAACTTGAATAAACTAAAACATAAACCAAGGTTTACGGAACATACAATAAAATCAGAAGGCTATGAGACACTACAAGCAAAAGAAAGAAGATACCATCTACCAATTGAAGAAGGTGTGGTGTATAAACTAACTTGACATTGGCATGTTTAAAACATACAATTTTTCCATAGTATATTTAATGTAAGGGACTCCATAGCTGTGATAGCTGTGGGAGTCCCTCTTTATTTTAAATCACCATACCTTCAACCATTGAAGCAATCTCTTCATCCTTAGTTAACTGGTGAACATACGTAGCTATGGTATTCGGACTACGACTTAACAGTGAAGCCAAACCACTAACTGTTGCATTTGGACTGTTTAAGTAATGATTCGCAAAAGAATGCCTTGCAGTGTACATATCAACCCTCTCAACCTCAATTAGAGGCTCATGAGCATCATTATCAACGTTGTACTTAATAATACTCTCATTTATCTCTTTAAACGCTTCTCTGACCCATTTAAGAGCTATCGAACCATTATTCCCACTCTGCTTGGTAATCTTGTCCTCATCAAATACATCCAAAACTGGATATACATAACCATTCCTACTCTTGCCCATAAAATGTTCCAAAGCAATAATGCAAAACATATCCCTCTTCCATCTTACATGAACATCCCTCTTCGTCTTCTTCCTATTATAATCCAATGCCCAATAACGCTCACCATTAATGGTAATAGACTTGCACTCATCCATACGCAACTTCACAACATCCACTGGAGCACTACCATTCAACTTGTAACACAATAAAAACCATAATATACCCCATTCCTTCGATGTACGCTTCATTAACCTATCCTCCGCACCATCCTTGTACTTCCATCTGTTACCATTCCTAACAACAACCATATCCAACCAATAATCCATCAATAACTTAATATGAGACTTATCCAAAAAGTAATCCCTCTGACCCCTCTTGTATTTCTGGCAAAACTTAAACTCCTTGAAAGGAAACAAATCATCACCAACAATCCTCTTAGAAATAGCATAGTTCCATACACTAGCAATACCACTCAATATATCCTTAATTGTACCATCACAAAGACCTTGATGACCTAGCCATGAAGAGAAATCCTTCACAAAACCCAAGTCCAACTCTTCAATGATGAAATTATCCCTAGCACCACCAAATTCAACCAACTTGTTGTAAGCATACTCATAACGCTTACGACTACACTTACTTAATCTTCTCTCATCAACCAACCTCTTATATAAACTCTTAAAATCATTCGTAAGCTTATTCTGGGGCTTTCTAACCGCATCAAATAACATCGATGGGGTATATGCCCTCCCTTCATATTCAAACGCATTACGAGCCTCAATAAGCTTCTGCTTTAAATCAGAAAGGGTCTTGTTCAAAACAGCAGCATTGGGTGCTGAAGACTTTATCACCTCATGTTTTCCATCCCAAAACTTGGGCAAACAAGAAATCTTAGTAGCCTTTTCAATACGACCACCGTAACACACCACAATATAGAGAGGATACTCCCCATTTTTGTTCTTACGATTTAATTTTTGAACCAATCTGATGGTTGCTGATGAAACTTTTGCCATAATAAACTTGATTTTACGCTGGCAAAGATAAAAACAAAAATTGAAATAACAAAATAAATTAATAAATTTTTTGTCTCATTATAATACTCATTTTCTCTCTTTCTGTCTCGTTTTCTCTTTAAAGAAACCCCCATAAATACTATATTTTAGTAATACAAGTACTCGCAAAAGTAGATGCCTTGTAATTTTAAAACCGTACTGAATATCAATAACATACATAAACCTAATTTATTTTTGTCGCATTAATGAACTCAGGATATTTATCTTATAGAAAAATTAATCTAATAATGACAAATCAAGAAAAGGCTGATAACTATCTTATCTGGTTCAGTCAACATTACCAAGAATTGAAAGGGAAATATGCTAAGTTCTGCAAGGAGAACAATTATGACTGGGACGAAGACATATTTTCTGATACCTACCTCAAAATATACGATTGCATAATCAAGAATGGAATAAAGGATGATACGCCACATGGAATGTCTGGGTATACCTTCATGTCATTTAAGAATAATATACGCAATGAGCAAAGGTATTGCCGTTCCAGATTAAGAGATAAAAACATATCCTCAGATAATATCAATGACCTTTATGAGGAGTTCTACAATAAATCAAATGATTCAGCTACGGTTAAAATCCAGAATGACTTATTTAAGGATTATGCCATATTGTACATAATGCTTAAAGTAGAAGAGCATTTTGACCCAGAGCATGTATACCTATTTAAGGTTAAGACTTTAACTAGTGGGATGACATTCAAGAAATTAGCAGAGACATGCAAAAACATTAAATCAACAAGAAAAAAGATTCTTGAGGTACAACACTGGATTAAGGAAAACGTAAGCAAGGAAGACATTAGGAAATCATTTTTTGAACAGTTTGGTGATTTAATAGGTAATTAATTTGGAATTTTAACATATTTTTAATATCTTTGCTAAAATAGTTTAAATTATGTGGAATAGTAAAGAATATTATTTAAAGAACAAAGAACGTATTAAGGAGAGAGTTAGAAACTACGGAAAAACACACAAAGAAGAAATAAGAAAGCGTAGAGTCCTTAAAAAAGAAAAACTTGAAGCAAAGAGAGTTGATGAAACAATCTCTGAAAAAGAACGTATTATCAATGAGAGTGATGAAGCTACATGGAAAGACATTAAAGGATTTGAGGGGCAATATCAAATGTCAGAATCTAGAGAAATAAGAAAGCTTCCTTATACAATCACTCAGTCTGATGGTAAAGGTAATATTTACACTAGAACCTTCAAGTGTAAAAAAGTTACACAACACATTGACGATGGAGGTTATCTTAGTGTTGATTTAAATGGTGATACATATAGAGTACACTGGCTATTTTATAACACATTTATTGGTGATTCAAGCGGTTATGTTATAGACCATATTGACAGAAACAAACTTAATAATGACCCATCAAATTTAAGATTGTTGACTCAAGGTTTAAATAATAAAAACAAAACATTCCCTTATAGGCCAGATATTACAAACTATAACAAATACTACCAAAAGAAGCATAAAGAAACTAGGGGTGGTTTATCAAAACCTTATATGTTGAGATTTGAGGATAATGGTGAACGAAAACACTACTATTTTGCTACATATGAGGAAGCTGAAAATAAGTACAGAGAACTGTACAATGAAAGACAGAAAAGAATAGATGCTAGCAGTAAAGTTTTTACTATTGATTCTTAGTGTATTCTTGGGTTATTTCCTAGGATACTTTTTCACTGAAACCAAATATCGTTTGGCAAGGTATGATGTATTTCGTATGATGGTCTGGGAATGCCGTAAGTGCTTGTCATTTCACATTGCATGGGTAACATCAACATTCATTTCATTACTTTTTTCTGATTGGATAATGTTTACTATAGGTTTATTCTTTGCCATTATGTTACACATTGGTTTGAGAATAGATGAAAAAAATAAAACAATTAAAATCTAATATTATGAAGTGGACAAGTGATGATATTGAAAAGGTAAAGAAATTCATTGAACTTAAAAAGAATGGTTTCTATTGTGATGGAACCCAGTTAACAGAGGTATATAATAGAGTTCTTGAGAAGAGAGTTCCACCAACGAATTGTGGTTCATGCATGAGAGCTAGGATTGGTGAATTGGAAACGGCACTAAACCAGTTTATTAAGGCTCAAGAGCTTGAAAAAAAGGTTGAGGTTGATAATACCAAGGAAGAGGAAAATAAAGCTGTTGTTGACTCTGGAAATGAGGATATGAAGGCTCGTATGGCAAAGGTTAGAGCAGCAAGGAAAAACAGTAAGAAATAATGGGTCAGAAATTAAGTGAAGACCATATATTTGCTGAGAAATTTCCCACTAGTAAGAAGCTTCATGATGACCATTTGATGCCTTCAAAGGTTAAGAGATACAAGAGAGGACAAACATATCTAGAGAGAGCCCAGTCAGCATTGTTCAATAACACTGATGATATTATAGATTACGTATATGTTGATTTATGCAATGGTGTATCAAGAAGTGATATTACACAGAAGTTGATGAAGGGAGTGTATGAACCCCAGAAGAGGGGAATGACATACCGTACAGCTCAAGAGTATTACAATTCAGCATTGGATAGGATGCACTTCAATACTGATATTGAACACCAGAGGTTGAAGGATGTATTCTTTTCTAGGTATGAATCATTGCTTGAAACAGCCATTAAGAAGGGTGATGTGTATAATGCAAAGGGCGTATTGGATTCAATGGCAAAGATATTCCTAGCTGATGATTTAAAGGCAAAGACCAATGCCCAAATTGAGGTTAACACTGGTGACAATAAGGTTACAATATCGTTTGGCTTCAAGAAGGATGAGGACAATGAGGATGAGCAAGAATATGAGGATGTGACAAATGGAGATTCAGTTTGATATTCAATTAACACCAAAGCAGCAAGAGGCATATAATATATTGCATGACAAGGAGACTCAATTCCTTATTGCTCGTTGGTCTCGTCAGTGCGGAAAGACCGTATTGGCTGAGATTATGATGATTGAATATTTGTGCAAGAAGAATCTATTTTCAGCTTATATATCACCAACCTTCTCTCAAGGTAAGAAGGTATTTGCTGAACTTGTCCAGCTTTTAGAGTCAAGTGGTGTTATAAAGAAGGCAAATGCAGCAGATTTAAAGATTGAGAGCATATATGGTAGCACATTGAAGTTCTTTTCAATGGAGAGTCCAACATCAATTAGAGGTAATACCGTATCTGGTCTTCTATGTCTTGATGAGGCAGCGTTCTTTCCAACACAGTTAACAGATGGCAGTGACCCTTATTATAACGTCATATTCCCAATTATAAAGGCTAGAAAGCCAAAAGTATTGGTTATATCAACACCAAATGGTAGACAAGGCATGTATTATGACCTTTATTTGAAGGCATATAATGGTGAGAAGGGATATAAGGAGATAACGGCTTCAATATATGATGATGCGTTGATATCAAAAGAGGAAATTGACCAATTAAAGAGAGGTTATCCACCGTTGGCGTTCCAACAAGAGTTTGAGGTTGAGTTCTTGGATAATGCATTAACTGTGTTTCCCAATTTCTCAACATGTTTTGATGGCAAATATGAGAGGAAGAAGTGTTGGATTGGCATTGACCCAAGTAGTGTTGGTGAGGATAACACCATTGTTTCAATAATTAACACTGATGATGTGGTTAAGCAGTACAAGGTGGATGGAACACTTGACCAAAAATATGACAAAATAGCCAAGATTGTGAATGAATATAACCCAGTGGCAACGTATATTGAGAACAACAGCATTGGTGAGGTTATGGCAAATGAAATCAAGAAGAAATTGCACAGAAAATCAAATTTCTATACATTCACAACAACAAATGAGAGCAAGAAGCAGTATATTTCAATGCTAGCGGTTGATATTGCCAATAATGCAATACATTTCGAGGAAGATAATAAGTTATTATACAGTGAATTATCCACTTTTACCTTTAAATTGACAAAGGGAGGCAATATAACGTATGCTGCGAGGGATGGTTATCATGATGATACTGTTACTAGTCTTGGAATATGTCTTCAATGTAGGAATGATTTCAAGTATCAAGGGTTTAATAATATGAATTTTGTAAGAACAAAGGGAAAATTATTATATTAATATGGCGAATGAGAATATTATAGATTACGGTGAATGGAATTTACCGAGTGGATGGAATGAATTGACGTTAAAACAGTTTCAAGATATCCAGAGATATTATGGTGATAGGAAAAAGAGCTTTGATGCAAGGGACGTTTTGGAGGTCTTTACAGCTCATTCCAAGGATGAGATAGACCAATTGCCCATAGAGTTTGTGGAAAGGCTTCTAGGGGCTTTAAAATGGCTCTCAGAGCCTCCAAAGTATGGTGAGCCAACTTCATCTTTGGTTATTGATGGTGTAAGGTACACAGTTAATGTTCAAGAGAAGCTTAAGACTGGCGAATATATTGCAGTTGATACGTTAATGAAGGATGACAAGTACAACTATGCAGCTTTATTGGCTATTTTATGCAGAAAAGAGGGTGAGATATATGATTCCAAGTATGAGAATGAGGTATTGCCATCAAGGATTGCATTTTGGGAGAAACAGCCAATGTTGGAATGCATGAGGATTGCAAGTTTTTTTTTAAACTTATGGCTGATATTCGGTCAGCGTACCCAATTGTCTTCTCAAGTCATGGAGGCTCTAGACCTCACTCAAAGGCATATAGAGACTTCTCACAGAAATGGGGAAATATCAAGACTCTCTATGAAATTGCTGATGAGAAAATTGAAAAAGTTGAGAAAATCTATCAGCTTTATTTAGCGGATTATCTCCAGTATTTGAGTTATATGATTGAAAAAGCGGATGTTGACAGAGAGGAAGATGCTTTTCAAGACCAATTGAGGGCTGCAAAGAGCAAACATTAGTTTGCTCTTTTTTCATGTTTATCTTAAATAAAGATAATATGATTGCAGATTTAGTTAATATCATAAAGAATGTATCTCTTCGTCACAAGTTGGTGAAGACCTTCAGATACCAAGGTGATGATTATAATAACGCACAAAACAACTTTAGGACATATCAAGTATATCTTGACACTGTTTCACTGCACCAGTTGAACATAACTACCAACATATTCACTTCATCATTTGAAATGTACATATTGTCACAGCCAAATGGAGAGAGTGGAAACACTGTTGAGGATGTTCAGACTTATGCATTCACAATCGCTGTGGATATTCTTGCAGCTCTTGATAACTGGAATGAGTTCAGAGGCATTCTCTCAATTCATGATTACAGCATTCTTACCTTGAGCGACTACAGTTCAGATAAGTCTAGTGGTGTTAAGCTATCAGTTGTGCTTGAAACTCCTTCGCCATTGAACTTGTGTGAGTATGAAGACCACTTTAATGACGAGCCTTACGCACAAGATGAGGACAAGAAGATTGATATTCCAACAAGTGAGGTGACAGAAGACCTTATAATCAAACCAATTCGTCTTAATCGAAATAGAGTATGTTAAGCAATGTACATGTTGAAGCAGCATTCAGACAGTTGGCTTTGGATGTTAAGAAAATTATTAATGATAGGATAAGGACGTATGGTGTTAATCCAAAGACTGGTCGTAATACTCTTGAAGGTTCTAATCTTCAGCGCACAATGGGTGTATATCCCACTGAGAATGGTATAGAACTACATATTGCCGATTATTGGGAGTTTATATCAAGGGGTTGGGAGCGTACTGGTAATTATCCCAATACCATGTCACAATG